GCATAGAGTAGGCTTTTCTTTTGATGGAACAACTTGGAGTCTTATCCAAGATGGAGATATAGTTACCTCTTGGACGGATGGTTCTTCGACCTATAGGTCAGCAACCTTTGCGTATCTAGCAACTACAGGGACAGATAGATACCTAAACGGCTCAATGTCAAACATACAAATCTGGGACAAAGCTTGGACTGCTGATGATGTAGCATATGACTTTGCTAACCCACAAGCACTACCTAAAGACATAGCTAATAATAGCTCTACTCTATCACTAACAGATTGTAAACTACACTATCAAGCTGATGAGGGTAGTGGTTATACATTACACGATAGTTCAGTGGTGCTAGGTGAAGAGTTGGTAGAGAATGGTACATTTGATGAACCAGTATATGGTGAAGAGTTGATTACTAATGGTACGTTTGATACAGATACTACGGGATGGAGTTCAAAGCAAAGTGCAACACTCACAGTTGATACAGAAAGATTAAAAGTTACAAATGGTGCAACTGATTACGGAAAAGCAGAACAGATAATAACAGGTCTTGAAGTAGGAAAACATTATATCTTCTATCAACCAACCATTGAAGATGGAAGCATAGCAGGTCTTGTTTACGCAGGCTCAACACAATATGGCTCACAGTATGTTACTACAACAGAAGCATCTAGTGGGTATAAAATATTCCTTGCAACATCAACAATAATGTATATCTACTGTAGACCAAGTTCCAATACTTTAGGTGATTATGCTTTCTTTGACAACATCTCAGTTAAAGAGCTAGTATCTGGTGGTACTAAGGGGTGGAGTGCTGGAACAGGCGTAGATGTTAACATAAATAGAAATTCAGACGGTCAGTTAGAAATAACAGACACATCAGGATTAGGTGGTACCTATCTTGGAGGTTTCTACGATGTTGGGTTTAAAGCCGGGAACACTTATAGTCTTAAGATGGACTTTGTCTACTGCAACAAACACCCACAGCTGAGGCTAGGAACAACAAACGGTATTCATGCTGGTTCTGATAGAGATATCTTCTATAACCCCTCAAATGATATAGAAAATGGGGACAGTAAAGAGTTTATATTCACACAAGATTATGATGCTACATATTTATATATAGGTGGTAGAGATGATGTTAATAGCTTAACCATTGACAACGTCTCAGTTAAAGAAATTAAACCTAAATCACAAGGTATAGGATATGATGGTTCTAGTTATGGTGCTACTTGGGAAAGTGGTATTGTAGGTAAGCCTAGTGGTAAGGAGTTGGTGGTTAATGGAGACTTTAGTGATGGTACTTATCTTGGGGAGGGGTTTGATTTTCCAGTAGGTTTCTCTATTTATAATCATGCAAATGTATTGTCAACAGAAGTTACAGATAACAATACCTTTAAGATGAAATCAAACAAGCATTTAGCTGGTTTTCTTCCTACTAACGCTCTCGGATATAGCATAGGGACTACTATTGATATTACTATAAAATACAGAAGGACGACAGAAGCATATGCTCCTATATATGCATACTTTTCGAGTCCTGTGAATTGGAAACAAATAAGCACTGGTGAGGAAGAGGTTGGTGTGTGGTATACCAAAACTATAAGAGGTGAAGCTAACACACTCACCCCTATAATTTCAAGGTTTTCCTACAATGGGGTAGTAGTAGAATATGAGTTCGACAACGTCTCAGTAACCGACATCACACAAGGTATAGACCAAACTTGTTGGAAGAGCTATAATAAACCTATGGTGTTTGATGGTTACACTACGGCTGTTGAGGTAGATGCGTCATCATTAGATACGTTATGTACTATATCTGTATGGGCGTCTGAATCTACAGGGGTGTGGGAATACTTGTTTGATAGCAGAGGGGGTGGGGGTAATGCTTATCTTGCAGCCAACCACACTAATACTTTTTCAAGGTCGTCTGGTACTGTTTATGTCAATGGAGTACAAACTACAACAGCACCTACAACTAAAGGTCTTTATCATTATGTGGTTTCTAATATAAACCTTAAAGGCACTGCTTATACAAAACTTCTAACTAATAGGTTTAAGACTGAAGCTTGGACTGGGATAGGTAACGAAGTATCTATCTTCGACACAGCATTAGATGCAGACGAAGTACTAGAGCTATACAACTCAGGTACACCACTAGATGCTACTACACACTCTAAAGCTTCTAACTTAGCAGGTTACTGGAGAAATGATGGAGACACTACTTGGACAGATAGAAGTGGTAATGGTAATGATGGTGTAGTTTATGGTTCTCCTGAAACTATCCTACTAACAGAGGGTAATATAGCAGGTAAAGATAGCCTTGGTATGGAGCTACAGAATGTTAATGATGGATACTTGGCACTACACGGTGATGGGTATGTTGAGGTTGCTGATGATGATAGTTTGGATGAGTACGAGGAATTAACTTTAGAAGCGTGGGTTAAGTTTGATAACTTTGATTACGCTTGGAATATCATTCAGAAGAAGGATGGCTGGAATGACATTGGCTACGGTATCTATAGACATACCTCTGGTTACTTCTATTTTGAAGCAGCTAACTCAGGAGGATATACTCAAAGGAATATGAATAACGTAGTTAAATCTACTGATATAAATAAATGGGTTCACGTGATGGTCACTTATGCTGATGGCGCAAACAATATTAAGTTCTACCGTAATGGTGAACTAGCAGGAAGTACAACTTCTACACTTACAGGTGCTATTGGTAATAGTACACACCCAGTCACTATTGGTAGAGGGAAAGGTGGTACAAATAGTGACTACTTATTCCCTGGCTCAATTGACGAACCACGTATCTACAACAGAGCCTTAACACCACAAGAGATAGAATATAATTACCTTATGGGTAAAAGTCAACATAAAAATTAAAGGAATAAGAATATGAGATATAATGCATACATAGTAACAACAGTGGAGAGAGCTAAAGAGCTTCCTCCATTCGATAAATATGTTTACAAAGAAATGAAGCCTACATCAGTAGCACTTGAAGTAGAACCAGAATATGATACAATCACACCTACTTGGTATGAAGCTATCAATAGAAACAGTAAGGTATATACACCTAGAGAGATTGAGGGTAAAGATGGTATTGAGTATATTATCTGGAAAGACCAATACTCTATGTTGAATGGAGAGATTAGTGCTATCAAAGCTATTAGTAATAAGGCTAAAGGTGAGTTCTTGATATTAAATCACGACGAAGCATTAGCTTGGATTGCTGAGAATGAAATAAAAGAAGAGCTAATCTAATGGGACTATTTGGCAAGATATTTGGTTCTGATACAGTAATAGATGGAGCAGTAAAGGGCATTGATAGTGTCTTCTTTACTGACCAAGAGAAAGCAGAAGCACACAAAGAGTTTCTAAAACTGTATGAGCCGTTTAAATTAGCTCAAAGGTTTATAGCTTTATCATTTACTATACCATTTGTCTTACTAGGTTCTTATGGAATTATATTTGACAGTGGTGTAGCTAATGATGCAGTTGAACTATTTGGTACACCAGTAGCAATTATAGTTGGGTTTTACTTCGCAGGTGGAGTAATAGGTAAAGGAAAATAATAATGTCAGAAGCAGTTGAGCACAAAGTAGACCAGTTAGTCGAAACGACAGCTAGGTTAGTAGTTATGCAGGAACATACTACAAAGAATATAGATAAACTAACTAGAGATATAAAAGATACAATGTGTGCAGCTCACGAATGTGATGCACTAGAAACTAGAGTATCTAAGTTAGAAGGCAAGATTGAAACTATCGAAGGTGTACCTAATGCTATAGTTAAAAGAGCATTGATGACAGCTGTTGCTGGTACAGTGGTATACTTGTTATATACAATAGGGATAAGTAAATGAGAAGATTAATAACTAACGAAGCTTTAGAGCTTATAAAAAAAGAAGAGGGTTATAGACAGTTCCCTTACACTTGCTCTGCTGGTAAGCTTACTATAGGTTATGGTTTTAACCTAGATGATGTAGGAATATCAGAAGAGGAAGCTGAATTGCTACTAGAGTTTAGATTAAGGAAGTTAGAAGAAGAAATGTTCCATACTTACTATTGGTTTAGATATATGAGTGAAGCCAGAAAAGCAGTTGTACTATCTATGATATATCAGCTAGGTATGAATGGGCTCTTAAAGTTTAAGAAGATGATTAGTGCTTTAGAAGACGAGGATTACACTCTAGCAGCTTCTGAAGGACTTGACAGCTTATGGGCTAAACAAACACCTGAAAGAGCTACAAGACAAATGCAAATATTAAAACACGGCTAAACAATAAAAAACAAGGATAACACAATGAACGAAATTAAAAGACAAAGCAAATTCCAGCTTAGATATGAGATGTACAATGACAATTACGATACGCAAGTAATTAATAAGCTAGGTCAAATCTACTCAGCATTTGCAGAGCTAAAACTAGATGTGCAACTACACACCAATACAAACCTATATAAGCAGATAATCAACACAATTAGTAATGTATACAGCTATGGCGTTGAAAGAGAAATGGATGATGATGCTAAAGAGCTATACGCAGAGTTAAGAGTAGATAAAACTATGACTCAAGCCAATAGATACCTAAATGCTTTTAATGATGTTATCGTACAAGTAAGCTGGGATAGTAATAAAGAAGAGCCAAAGCTAATTGTTAGAGTGCCACACAAAACAGAGATAGAGTATGAAGATGGCGAAGTTAAAGCAGTTAAGTATTTTGTTAAAAGAATTAATGACCAAAAAGAACAATGGGCTTACTGGTCAGATGAAGAGCATTATTATATAGAGAGATCAGAGGGCGAAGAGAAGATAACACCACTAGAAGACAATCCTGAGATGGTCAATCCATTTGGTAGGTTACCATTTGTATTTATGCACAATGGTTGGAGAGATGAGAACTTTTTTGATACTTATACTGGAGATGACTTAGTTAATGGTACTTTAGATTTGTCTATACATAGAACCTTTTTAAATCATATTATTAAGTCGCAATCATTTAAACAGCTAGTTGGTAAGGGTGACAGAATTGATGGACTTAATGGGCAGATGCTAGACCCTCTATCTATCCTTACTTTAACAGGCGACAATACAGAGATATCTGTACTAGATATGCAATCTAACTATGACCAACTACACAAAGTTATCCTAGAGCTTGGTAATGAGTTAGCAGTTAATTATGGAGTATCCCCATCACAATTTAGAATGACTAGTGCTGTATCTTCAGGGTTTGCATTACAAATGGAAAATATTAAACTAGATAGATTCATTAAAGAGCAGCAACAAGACTTTAGAGTATATGAAAAAGAATTGTTTAACTTACTAGTAATGGTAGGTGAATACTATAATAAACCAATCAAAGGTGAATTTAGTATTGATTTTAAAGAGCCTAATTACCCTACTGACAAGACTACACAAATCACTAGGGATAAAGATATGATTGATTTAGGGCTTACTTCACCTGCTGAGATACTACAAAGAGAGAATCCTGACTTAGAAGATGCAGAAGCATTAGCTAAAGTATCATCAAATCTATCAGCTAGAAATGAAATGTTAAAGAAAGTTGGCACTAGTGGAATGATTAGTCAAACTGAAACAAGAGCTAAACTTGGCTTAAATGGACAAGGCTAGGTCTATAAGATGACTTTAGATGAGGTCTATAATAAACAGAATCAGACAGCACAGCAACTATACACTAGCTTTGATAGTCGCTTTGATACTGTCTTTGCTAACATCATTAGCTTGGCTACTAGTAGGCTTAGTGGTCTTAGTATTGATGATGTTTTGCAGTATGAAATAGTATGGCAGGAGATATTAGATGAATCAGGATATTATGATTTGGTATCTGAATATATCGATATTAGTTTTGATGATGTATATGATGACACACTTAAAGCCTTTAGTGTAGTTGGGCTATCTACTGCATTTACTGAGGCTGATCTAACTAAGATAAACATACTCAAAGGTATGCACAAAGAGTTCTTTGACAAGATGGCTAACGATATAGGGCTAACTGTTAAGAAGCAATTATACAACTATGCTATTGCTGATGCAAGTGTCAATCAGATGGCAGTTAATATTGCTAAAGATATACAAGATACAGGACTAGCTAAATACTCTAAGACTTATGCAAGAACATCTATTACTAACTATCAACAAGAAGTTATCAATGTTAGAAGTGCAGACGAAGCAGGTGTATGGATATATATGGGCGTGGTAGATGGCAAAACTAGACCGTTTTGCAGAAGACTAATGAATAGCTATAAATACTACACTACAGCTCAAAAGAATAAGTACGAAAGAGATGAGGATAGAGAATTTAACTGTAGGCATAGATTTTACCTAGTATCAAAAGGATGGGCTGAGAATGAAAATTACGAAAAAGCCTGATTTTGGGAAATACAAAAAAGCAGTTACTAGTCTAAAGCAAGGATTAGCAACCTCAGCTAATGAAACTATCACAGAGATACAAAAAAGAACTCAAGGTGGTAGAGATGTTAAGGGTAGTTCATTTAAGCCCTATAGCAACGCCTACAAGAGCCATAAAGCTAAACACTATGGGTCTAGTAAGGTAAACCTAACGCAGACAGGTAATATGCTTCACAGTATCACATTTAAAAAGATAAAGAACGGGATTAGATTATACTTTGGTTCATCTGCTGAAAATACAAAAGCTTATCATAATCAAATAACTAACAAAAGAAAGTTCTTTGGTTTATCCAAACAGCAAAGAGATAAGCTACTTAATAATGTGAAAAACTATTTTAAAAAACACACAAAATAGGACTTATTCACACCCTTTATGTGAATAACTTTACAATTCTAAGAAATCTATG